CCGACACGCACGCTTCCAACGTGGGAGAAACCATGACGCCCACGAGGATCGGCAACCGCAACGCATCGAAGCGACTCGAGAACGACGAACCCGGTCCGTGGATGTCGTGGCGGACCCGGTCCCGGTCGGCTAGGGCGATTCGGTTCATTGAGACGTTCTGTGCGGCTCCGAAGGGCTACGGCGCTGGCCGGCCGTTGAAGCTGGCGAAGTTCCAGAGGCAGTGGCTCAAGCAGGCGTTCGATGATCCGACCATTTCGTCGTCGGTGATGTCGGTCGGTCGTGGGAACGGCAAGTCGACGTTCCTGGCGGCGGTGGCGTTGTGGGCGACGTTCGATCCTGACGAGTCGGGTGCGCCGCAGGTGCCGGTTGTGGCAGTGACGATCAATCAGGCGGTGCGGTCGGTGTACGGCGTGGCGCTCGCCATGATCAACAACGAGTGGGAGCTCTACTCGCGTTCGTTGACGTACTCGGCGATTGGGGCGATGAAGATCGTTGTGCCGTCGACCGGCGGCGAAATGTTCCCGGTGTCGAACGAGCCGGATGGGTTGCAGGGTCTTGATCCGTCGTTGGCGGTGTGCGACGAGGTTGGGTTCATGCCGATCGAGTCGTGGGACTCTCTGCTGCTCGCTTCGGGCAAGCGTCCGCGGTCGTTGGTGGTTGGGATCGGTACGCCGGGTTTCGATCGGGACAACGCGCTGTGGCATCTGCGGTCGCGGGTTCGAGAGGGACTCGAGGTGCCGGGGTTCCGGTACGTCGAGTACGGGGCGACCGAGGGATGTCGGTTGACCGATGAGGTCGAATGGCGGCGTGCGAACCCGGCGCTGGCTGAGGGGTTCATGAATCCGGCGGCGTTGCATACGGCGGTGGCGCTGTCGCCCGAGGCGCACTTCCGGATCTTCCGTCTCGGCCAGTGGATCGACGGGGCCGAGTCGTGGTTGGGTCCGGACGGCCGGACGCTGTGGGACGGACTGACCGACGTGTTCGACTTCGTGGATGGGGCGCCGACGTGGGTCGGGGTCGACGTTGGGTTGAAGCGGGACTCGACGGCGGTGGTCACGTTGCAACGTCGTCCTGATGGGCGGCTTCATGCCCGTCTGCGGTTGTGGGTGCCGACGCCGGGTGACCCGGTCGACGTCACTGACGTCATGCAACACCTGCGCGATCTTGACGCCCGGTATGACGTGCAGGCGGTGTCGTATGACCCGCGGTTCTTCGATGTGCCGGCGAAGATGCTCGAGGACGAGGGTCTGCCGTTGATCGAGGTGCCGCAGTCGTTGGAGCACATGACTCCGGCGATCGGGTCGTGTTTCGAGTTGATCAAGCGGGCCGAGTTGTCCCACGACGGAGACGAGGCGTTCGCCATGCATGTGCTGAACGCTGTCCCTCGGTTCAATGAGCGTGGGTTCACGTTGGCGAAGGGGAAGTCGCACGGCCGGATCGACGCGGCTGTGGCGTTGGCGTTGGCGGTGGATCGGGTGTTGCGGCAGCCCCCCGTCGAGGTGTTCGCCCCGTTGGCGGCATGGCGCTGATCTTCGCGGTCGTCGGTGCCGTCCTGATCGCTGCCGGTGCCGCTCTGGTTGCTGTCCCCGTCGGTCTCATCGTCGCCGGGGGTGAGTTCATCGTCGCCGCCTATGTCGCCCGGTACCTGGAGGCGCACGCATGAATCTGCTCGCCCCTCTCGTCCGCCGCCCTGACCGTCCCGAATCTCGTTACACGACCAACGACTACGCCAACTGGGTGTCGCAGGCCCTCGGGTTCGGGTCGTTCAGCTATCAGGGGTCCACCTACCCGGTCGGTGTGAACACGACGGTGCCGGGTACGAAGACCGAGTCGATCCCGTCGAACTTCGGGGGGTTCACGTCCGCCGGTCTCAAGGGCAACGGGATCGTGTTCACTCTCGAGCAGGTCCGGGTGCAGGTGTTCACCCAGGCTCGTTTCCAGTGGCAGGCGCTCCGCAAGGGCCGTCCGGGGGAACTGTTCTCGACGCCGGGCCTGCAGCCGTTGGAGACGCCGTGGAAGGGTGGCACGACGGGCGAACTGTTGGCCCGCATGATCATCGACGCCGACCTCGCCGGGAACTCCTACGGTGTCCTCACCGACGGGATGGTGCTCCGGTTGCGGCCCGACTGGACCGACATCGTCGTCGCCGAGCTCCGCACCGCCCGTGGTGTCGTCGGTTACGAACTGGCCGGGTACATCTACTGGCACGAGGGGCGCCGTGACGGGCCGGCCACGTCGCTGCTCCCTGACGAGGTCGCCCACTTCGCTCCGATGCCCGACCCGATGGCGAACTTCCGGGGAATGTCGTGGTTGACGCCGACGATCCGTGACCTGATGGGAGACCAGGCCTATTCGTCGTACAAGCAGACCTTCATCGACAACGCCGCGACTCCGAACTTGGCGATCACGTTGAAAGAGGCTGTGACGCAGCCGATGTTCGACGCGTTCGTGGACATGATCGACCGGGGGCATCGGGGCCAGGAGAACGCCGGGAAGACCCTGTTCCTCAACGGTGGCGCCGATGTGACCGTCATCGGTGCCGACATGCAGCAACTCGACTTCAAGGTCGTGCAGGGAGCGACCGAAACCCGGTTGGCGGCGGCGTCGGGGGTCGGTGCGGTCATCGCCCAGTTCTCCGAAGGGATGCAAGGCTCGTCGCTGAACGCCGGGAACTACGGGGCGTCGCGCCGCCGGTTCGCCGATGTGACGATGCGCCACCTGTGGCAGGAAGCGGCCGGCGCGCTGGCTGCCATCGTGGACGCCCCTGCCGGTTCTCGCCTCTGGTATGACGCCCGGGACATCTCGTTTCTGCAGGAGGACGCGGCCGACGCCGCGAACATCCGACAGACCGACAGCATCGCCTTGCGGAATCTGGTCGATGCCGGGTTCGACGCCGACGCCGCCGTCGCCTATCTGGTCTCCGGTGGCGACCTGTCGCTCCTGATGGGCAAGCACTCCGGCCTGTTCTCCGTCCAGCTCCAAGAGCCGGGCAGCTCGACCACCAGCGCGCCGGCCACCGAGGCCACGCCTGAGGAGGTTCCCAATGAGTGACGCCCTCGAACGCAGCATGGACCTGCAGGTCCGGTCCGACGGGCGCACCGTCTACGGCATCGTCATGCCGTACAACGTCGAAACCCGAGTCAACGACGGCGCCGGCCCGTATATCGAAGTGTTCCGCAAAGGCGCCTACGCCAAGACGGTCCAGGAACGCAGCGACAAGGTCCGGCTCGTCGTCAACCACGACAAGCACGGCCAACTGCCGGTCGGTCGGTCCGAGGTGCTACGGGAAGATGCGGCCGGCTTGTACGGCGAGTTCCGAGTCTCGACGACTCCCGCCGCCGACGAAGTCCTAGCTCTGGCCCGTGACGGCGCCGTCGACTTCTCCGCCGGGTTCATTCCGATCATCCCGTCCGCCAATGCACCCATCCCAACGTCGGGGATCGTGGAACGCACCGAAGCCAAACTCGACCACGTCGCCGTTGTCGGCTTCCCCGCCTACGAGGGTGCTCGGATCATGGGTGTCCGGTCCGAACTTGACCCCGAAGAGTTCGACCCCGAAGTCATCGCTCACGAACTGAGTCGGCTGCTGCGCTCGGTGCCGGTCGGTCACCCGCTCCGCCAAGAACTCCGCACGTTCGTCCGCCAATCCACCCATCTCCCGATCTGTCATCTCGAAGACGTCACTTCCGACGAGGCCGCCGAACGCACCTCCGACGAAGCCGACGAGCAGGAAACCAAAGAGCCGTCCACCGAAGCCGCTTCACGCACTTCCGCCGGGCACTCCGACCCCCACCAGCCCGCGCAGCGACCCACGCTGACCCCCGAACGACTCCGTGAGGATCTCGCCCGGGTCACCGCCATGGCCGCCGCCGCAAGCACCAGGAGTGCATGAAGATGGAACTCACCCACACCCAGTCGGTTCACCGACTCAAGGACATCCAGGACGAGCTCGAACGGCTCTCCGCCAAGGCAGTGAAGGACGGCGGCGGCCTCAACGCCGACGACGAGGGCTACTGGGGCGACCTGGTTCGCGAATCGGGTGAAGTCGAGACCCACATGAAGGGCCTCGTCCGCGAAGCCGAACTGCAGCGCGCCCGCACCGCCGCCGCCATCGAACCCCGCTCCGGTCTCAAGATCGAACGCGGCTCCGACAACGGCGAACTGGACCGCGACATCCTTGACCCCGACTCGGTGGAGGACCGCCGGTTCAAGAACCCGTGGGATCTCTCCGAGATGCGGACCTTCAACCGCACCCCCGACGACGTCGGCTCCGAACTCCGGTCCCGGGCCCTCGCCGCTGTCGAGAAGATGCCCGGCATGAACCAGGCCCGCCGTGAAGCGGCGACGATGATCCTCGAGGAGTTCGACAACGAGCGCGGCGACATCTCCCGTCTCGCCCTCTACACGTCGACGCCGGCCTACCTGCGAGCCTTCGCCAAGGCCGCCCGCGGGCAGATGAGCAACTTCACGCCCGAGGAGTCCGAGGCGCTCACCCGCGCCATGTCGCTCACCGACG